ATTTTCATCTGTGAAGCAAAATTCAGTAGTTCCTCAACACCTTGTGAGTGTGTTTGTGGATTCGTTGATTTTAATACGAGGTCATCGAGTTTTTTATTGATTTGAGTCATATCGATTCCATCTAGTTGGGAAGAAATGTCTTTGAATAATTTTACTTGTTCTTTTGCAGCACCAATACTGTTTGCTGACATAAAAAGATGTATCTTCTCAGAAATTTGAGTCATTTGTTGTAATAAAGAATCTGTTTGTTGTTTATCTACTTTTACAACTTTTGTTGAAGGAACAGGAGTTGGGACAGAAGAAGCACCCATAGCAGGAGTTCCCATCATGAGACCAAGAGCGAGAGCAATGTTTTTGAAGATACCTTCTTCTAAAACTTCTTCTTTTTCCTCACTTACAACATAACGATTCCAATTTTCAAGGACTAATTTCATAGATTTCATAATCTTTCTCCAATGATAAATAGTATTATTTAGAACTTGGTGCCTAATGAAAGTAGCCCTTGTGGTTTGCCCCACAAATCCACTCCGACGCCTCCGTGAACCCATAGATCAGTGAATACAGGCAAGTGAGCGCCGACATTATAACCAACAGCATCAACGCCAAAAACAAAGTTGGTTGTGTTTCCAGAAATCCTTACACCAAGAACATCAAGATTCTTGATAGGGTGAATAAAAGAACCAAAGACAGACACCAACAACTCTGGCTTTTCTGATAAACCTGCTGTTAGTGAGATGCCTACATTTGGATCTAACACTTTGTGTGGCTCTTCCGTGTTGATTACAGTAAGGTTGTCGATTGGGATTTCATAGAACTTGCCTGGTTCTTTTGCCGAAGCAACTTGTAGCAAAGAAGTCGCTGACTTCTTACCAATAACAACTGAATTCTTTATTGTAAGGTCATAAGTGTTAAAAACAAATTGGTCTTTTTCTTCGCCTTCTGCTTTAATGTGATCGAATTCAGCAAGGACTAAACCTTGTTCTGTTTTGTGTTGGTAGTTGTCTGGAAGGTCGTTGAACTTTTGAGTTCCAACAGTTTTGATTACAGTTTCAGTTTGCGTAACATAAATAACATCTGAGGGCTTATCTTTTAACTTTCTAACCAAATCTAATAGTTGGGTGTTTTCGTCTGTAAGTTCTTTTATTGTCTTCAATAAACTTTGATCTTGAACTTTGACTTCTTTGATTTCAGTATGAACCTCGGGCACAGATTCCATTAGATATTCTATTGTTTGTTGGTCGTCTTGTTCCTTGGAGCAAGAGCCAGCAAAGAATCCAACAAACCCAGCAATAAGCGCAAGTCCTATCAGCGTAAAGGTTGATTGATTTTTAATAACTATTGTTTCTTTATCAGACATACTTGCTCCATTCAGGATTTAAACTTGTGTTGATTGGTTTGTTGTGTGGTGCCTTTGGGATGCTCATAAGCCGCATCTGTGTGTCGATTAGCAGCTTCGAACCTTTCTTTTGGTTGCAAGATTCACAACAAGTTACGACATTCTCCCAAATGTGCTTTCCACCTTTCGACCTTGGAATAACGTGGTCGATAGTCATCTTACAGCCTTTGGCTCCGCAATACTGACAAACACCGCTGTCTCTTGCAAAGATATTGGTTTTGTTGCACTTAATGCTTGCACCGTGTTTCCAGGCAAAGTCTCGTATAACAATAACAGATGGAAGCTCAAACCTTTGGCTTGGCGATGCTACTTGTCTGTCCCAAGTTTCTATTACTTGACACTTGTTATTGTAAAGAGACAGAATAAGCGCATCAATTGCTGGAACTACTGCAATTGGCTTCCAAGCAGCATCCAGCTTAAGTGCGTGATATTCGGTTAATGGCGGCATTTAGACCCCTAATGACAACGCCTCATCATAAGCTGTCTGGACTAGGTTGTCAAGCCTCTCGATTTGTTTTGCTCTTCGGATAGCCTTAAAGGCCAAGTTCTGGATAGAGAACACACCTACTTGCTCCAACCCTGACTGGCGCATCTTTCTTATCTTCTTCTTCACTCTCTGACCCATCTCATAGGCTTCCATAAAGTCGCCTTCGTCCATAGCATCTTCTACTTGGTCAATCATCTCAACAACCGATTCAGCCTTCTTCTCGACGTTCTTGACATCGTATTTACCTGTGTCTTTGGTTGGTTCTTCTTTCCACTTGTCGTTTAGAACAGAATAAACACCAACTGTCTTAGCTGGGTTATTGCTGTCTTCGAAATTCATTTCGACGTCGTAGCCGTGAATTTCTATATCGTGTTTAAGGTTCCAGTTAGAAGATAAAGCTTTGGTCAAGCTTTTAACTAAATCTTGGTCTGTGTCTATCTTTTCAAAATCAACAAGAATGTGCAAGTCCACATCGGAATATTCCGACCAGTTGTAACTTGCTAGAGAACCTGTCAGAAGAATGTCTTTTAGTTTTATCTTTAAATCCACTGAATCCAAAAAGTCATAAGCTATTTTTAAAAGCTTCTCTCTTATAACTGGATCCATCGAATCATCTTTAAACACCCTTGGTTCAAGAGTACTTTGGGACTTAAACGAATCAAAGATTTCTTTTTCCATATCTTCGCCAATTGCTCCAAAGCCGGGAGGAGCAGATAAAGCGCGAGTGAATGATGGCTTAAACTTATAAGGACCTACATTCTTTTGTTTACCGCCTCCAATAAGGCGCTTCTTCATAGCCGAATGCCCAGCACGCATTTTATTCTGAAACTTTTCAACTTCATCTATGCGGTTGTTCCAGCTATTCCACTTCTTCTCAAAACTCATTATGCTTCTCCAACATTCTTCATTCTTTTCATCATATCTTTTAACAAGATTGCTTCAACTTCATTCTGGAAGTCTTGTAACACTTGCTCTCTAATTTCTTCTTCTTTCTGAAGACTTGCATCAAAAGTGTCAATAAAATTACTTAACTCTGCTTGCGCATTATCTCTATCTTTTACTGCTTTGTCTTTTTCAGTTTCAAGTTCTTTGATAACACCAAGGAATGTTTTAATTAGTTTCTTTTGTTGGTTTATTTTTAAAGATAAACCACAAATAACAAGGCCAAAGCCCACAATATATAACAGATGAACCATTAATTCCTCACTTTAATAAATCAATAATAGTGTCTAGTATTAAATAGGTCTCATCACCAAACACGTAAACCATAACTAAATTAGCATCTTCTATTTTGCCAACTGTGCGGCTGTCATTCACGTTTATGCCGACAACTATGCCAATAAGATTTCCATAAGAGTTATAGACTGCTGAACCGCTTGCACCACCCCATCCGTAAGACTGCATAATTACCAAATCTGGTAAAGACACAGCCGAGACAGAACCCTTCAAGAAGAATGGTCCCAAACCTCCTGGAAAGCCAGCATAAAACAATTCCTCGCCCAAGTCAAGGTGTCTGGCCAAAGATAATTTGTGAGGCTTCACCCTTGTCATTTCTTCCAGAGGGATTAAAATAGCAACGTCATTCACCCCGTCAACCCAAACTGGCAAGAGTTGTGCTTTTTCGTCGCCGCGCTCTGCCATAACCAGAACTGAATCCTCAACAACGTGAGCAGCAGTTATAACAAAAGTCTGTCCTTTATACTTAAAATAAGTTCCTGTCCCTGTTGCACCGCCTTCTATGGACAAAGCTAGAATTTTAACCGTACTTTGGACTGCTTTGTAAAATTGATCTTGTTTTGAAACTGTAATGAAATCAAAAGTCTCGCTAAGAAAAAGGTTCTCTACTTGTGGTTTGTTACAAGCAAACAACAGATAAGAGACTAACACCAGAAAACCGAATAATCTTTTCATTTTTAGCCCCCTATTGTAAATAGATGCACCCAAATAGAAAACCCCAAGCCGAAGCTTGGGGTTTAATTTAGAAGGGAGATTTTGAACGGGTCCTTCGACCTTTCTTTCTCGCCTTCCTGCCTGCACAGTGAGCTTTCTGAGAGAATCCTTTTGGGTTATCGCAATCTATCGAGCGTTTATATTTCTTTGACCAAAGTTCGGCCAAAGCTATCTCTATTTCTTCTCTTATGATTGACTCAATATCTATCATGTTTTCTCTACGATTCTCTTTATATCCGAAACATCGTCTTTTATGTCACTAACATCTTCTTCTAACTTTTCCAGTCTTCCTGTGAGACCTTTAATATTGTCTCTGTGGAACTCTCTATCGTTTTTAATCTCTTCGACCAGTTTGCTCAAAGTTGACGATTGATCATCAAAACCTTTCTTTATGCCTCCTCCAACCTCGGTTAGAAAAGGAGTTAAAATAGTTGTAGCAAGTTTATAGACACCATACAAAACACCACCCATTACAAATAGCCCACCAGCGGGTCCGGACAAAGCAGTCGAAATAGCGGTTATTGTTTCAGAATCCATGAATTGGCCTCCTAATAAGTGTAAATCTCCATTTTTAGGGTCGTATCGCCAGGTATTAGAGAATAATTTTCGTTCGCTTCTACCAGAAACCAGGTTCCCGGTTTAATTTGATGCGGAAGATCTTCACCAAACTGGACAAACCAATTCACACCTTCCTTAATATTAAATAGTCTTGTACGGTCTTTACTGACCTTTGTGTAAGCATTTGTAGCAGCACTAGATGGCACATAAACAGTAACCATTTTCCCTCCTGTGAGAGCAGCTTATCCTATTCAGGAAGCTCTGGCAACTTAAAAATCTCAACGACAAGATCACCGTATCCTTTAAGGACACGGTGCCAGTTTTCTTTTGGGATATAGTAAGTTTGGCCGGGGATCATCTTAACTGGCATTTCATCATCCAGTTGTAATCCCCACTCTTTGCCTTCAATTACTGTAACGTAGCGATGTTCTTTGTCTCTATGCCAGATAAGTTCGTCAGAATCTATGTTTTCTTCAAAGGTTCTAATTACTCTATTTTCTTCTAGCTTTGTTTCTTTGAACGGGAACAAATCACCACCAAGTGTATCTTTGTTTTGCGCCGGTCAAATGAGGATATCGGCCAATACGGCAAGACCAATA